TAATGGTATCCTTAGTGCTATGCCGGATGCGGGATTGGCTACGGTGCACGTTGGAAGGACAGGGAAGGCTTTATCTTGCCGTTTAAAACTCCGCCCGATGAAAGGAGGACTTGGCTGTGATAGCAAATCCAGTCGAAAGCAAAACCGCGATGGATCTACTGGGATCCCCCAACTTTGCGAATATTCAGTCAAGGCTGAATAGAATCAGAAGGCCCTGGTCAGGCAAGCAAATTTGGGATAAGAAGACGGTAAAAATCTTCTTAGGACTACTCAAACCCAGATATCGAGTACTATTCGAGCGTGAATGGTCTTGGTGGAGGGAAATAGGCTTTTCGGCGAACCACTATGACCCGAAAATGCTTTCCGAGGCAATCCAATTGTTCAAGCAACGTCATGTTCAAAAACATTGGTTGCCATCACTTGATGCCGCGGTACAGGTACTTAAGAATGAACTTCGCGAGTACAGGTGCACACAGCTCCACTTCTCGAGTGGTGAGGATGTGGTACGGAACATCTCTAACCCCAGTGCGGCAGCGGGATTTACCGGCGACTTGTATGGTAAACCCCACAAATCAGACTGGGATGGCGAGGTGCTGCTCTCTCTTTTGACTGAACTAGATTCTAGGTCGCGTAAGACGGGTAATTACGATTTACCGGCTCTGCCAGGTTTCAGAACTCAAGCGAAGGGACCTTATGATTCGGCAGGCCAGAGGGATATCTCAAAGATTAAATACAAGACTCGCCTTGTATGGATTGTTGATATCCTACAGACACTTCTGGAGAGCCAGTGGCAAAAACCAGTGCAGGAACAATTCGCTAAGATTGCATGGTATGCTGGTGGAAAGAGTGACTCACAGATTTCTCGCATTTTGAAGGAGTACAAAAAGTGGTATAGGTATTCATTTACCATTGATATGTCACATTTTGATGCGAGTATTCCTGCCTTTATGATATTCAAAGCTTTTGAATGCATTAAGGTGATGTTTGAGAATGATAAAGCCTTTGATTCTGTTGGTTGGGACATTATGGTTAACTCATTTGTTAATAAATCCATATATGATCCTATGACGGGAGAATTGGTGAAGGTTCATGATGGTGTTCCATCTGGTAGTATGTGGACGAATATAATCGATTCGGTCGTCAATCGTCTGATGATGGAAGCATTCTTCTGCGATGTTGGCATTGAACACTATGGCTTAAATGTCATGGGTG